TTGATCAAGGGGAGAACCTATCTAATTATGTTGGACAGTTCGAGGTATATGAAGGATTAATGGTTAATAATATAGCATTCTATAGAAAGTCTAATGAAGCAATAGGTAGAGAATTTATATTAAATGACTGGGTAGATTTAAGTACAGAAACAACCTGGGGAGTTTGGGAACAGGCTCAAAACTGGTCAAGCATAGAAGGACAGGTAGAAGAACTTAGAATAAATGTTGATGGTTCTAATATTTATGAATCAACTTTTGGAGTTGCTAGTGTAGTTTTAGACGATACTTCACAATTAAATGTAAGTTCTGATAGTGTAGTTTTAATTACTGGAACAATTTGGGAAGAGTATAGCCAAAAACCAGTATAGTATGGTACAATTATGTATATGAAAAATCAGAGTGATCCAAAAAACGGTAAAAGTAAGTTAACAGTATTAAATAAACAACAAAAATATGGAATATACGTGTGGCAATTAGATCGTAATGGTAAAGCGTTTGGTGACGGTAGAGGAAATGTTATGAATATACCTGGCCATCCATATGACCTTGAAAAGATGGCCCAGGTAAGAAAAGCAGCAGAATACTATGGAGCACCAGCAGGTAAGGTTATCTTTATGCCTGGAGTAAGAAGAGTAAGCGATATGGAATACTCAGAACAGATTTCAAGAATGAAAGAAGGATACATTCCAAGCGAAACAGATATTGGTGCTTGGATGGACGCAGAAAAAGGACTAAAAGCAAATGGCGAATGAAGAATACGAATCAATTGCTAGAATTGATAATTTAGATAAGATGGATAAACCAGGAAAGTCTGATGACTTTATGGTTGATGCCGAGGTGGCAAAGTCATACTCTGGACTAGATGCTAACTTTAAACGTAGAGCAGCCAGGGTGATGAATAAGGTATTTACAGGCCAAGACAATACAAAATCAAAACAACTATTTCCAGAAATGGATATTGTTACAGCATATGGTCTATATGACGTAGTGGTTCCACCTTATAATCTTGATGAACTTGCTTGGTTTTACGAAAACTCATTTGCAAACCATGCTGCTATTAATGCCAAAGTTTCAAATATAGTTGGACTAGGATACCATTTTGAAAATACAGATGCTACCACATCTAGATTAGAAGAAGCAGAATCAGAAGAACAACTGATGAGGGCACAAAGAAAACTTCAAAGATTAAAAGCACAACTAACACAATGGTTAGAAGAACTAAATGACGAAGATACATTTAGTCATATTTTAGAAAAAGTTTATACAGATGTTGAATCCACAGGTAATGGCTATATTGAAATAGGACGAAAGGTAAATGGAGATATTGGCTATGTTGGACATATTCCAGCAACTACTATTCGTGTACGCCGCCTCCGTGATGGATATATTCAAATAGTAAACCAAAGAGTAGTATTCTTTAGAAACTTTCAAGGCAGAGAAGCAAATCCAGTAACAAGCGATCCAAGACCAAACGAACTTATTCATATTAAGAAATACTCTCCAAAAACATCTTATTATGGAGTTCCAGATACCATTGCCTCATCGGTATCAATGGTTGGAGATAATTTAGCAGGTAGATATAATATTGACTACTTTGAAAATAAAGCAGTTCCTAGATATATTGTTACCCTAAAAGGTGCAAAGTTAAGTTCAGACGCTGAAGATAAACTATTTAGATTTTTACAATCAGGGCTTCGTGGTCAAAATCATAGAACCTTATATATCCCACTTCCAGGAGATACCCCAGATAGTAAAGTAGATTTCAAGATGGATCCTATTGAGGCTGGAATACAAGAAGGATCTTTTGAAAGATACCGTAAGTCAAATAGAGACGATATTTTGATGGCTCACCAAGTTCCATTTTCTAAAGTAGGTGGAGGTGCTGGAGTTTCGATTGCTTCCGCATTAGCCTCAGATAGAACATTTAAAGAACAAGTTGCTAGACCAGCCCAAAGAAATCTAGAAAAAGTTATAAATAAGATTGTTAAAGAGAAGACAGACATTCTTCAATTTAAACTAAACGAACTAACCCTAACTGATGAAACTACTCAAAGCCAGATAGATGAAAGATACCTAAGAATGCAAGTAGTAGTTCCAAATGAAGTAAGAGAAAGACTTGGTTACCCTTCTAGATTAGGGGGACAAGACCCAATTGTTTTGGGTGCTCAACAAAGAGCAGAACAAACAGCACAAGCATCTGGAAACAGAAGCAGGGATCAACAAAGAACCGATAATGCTAGTGATTCACCTTCAACCACAACTGGAAGAGGTCCAGGTGGCGAAGGTCGAACCGTATTATAACAGTTTTAAAAATCCCTTATAAATACTAATATAATGGAAGTAGTATGACTATTTTGCATAAAGCATTTTGGCACTCTGAAGATAACTCAATTAAGTTATCCATGCCAATTGCCAAAGTCGATAAAGAGAAACGTATGGTTTCAGGGTTCGCAACCCTAGATAATATTGACAAGCAATCAGACATTGTCCCAACAGATGTAAGTATTAAAGCCTTTGAAAGATTCCGTGGAAATTTAAGAGAAATGCATATGCCTATTGCAGTTGGAAGAGTAATGTCGTTTAAAGCAGATAAATTTTATAATAAAGAAGAAGACAAATTTTATAATGGGGTGTATGTAGATGCCTACATTTCTAAAGGTGCTCAAGATACTTGGGAAAAAGTTCTTGACGGTACTCTTTCTGGCTTTTCTATTGGCGGTAGTATTAAAGATAGTGAAGATCAATTCAACCCCGAAATGGATAAAACAGTTCGTGTTATTAAAGACTATGACCTAAGTGAATTATCACTAGTAGATAACCCTGCAAATCAATTTGCAAATATTTTATCTATTCAAAAGAAAGAAGATGGAACTAAAGTTGTTGATGGATTCCTATCTAAAATGACTGTTGAAAATGTATACTGGTCAAAGGAATCAGGACTAGTAAGACTTTCTAAAGAAGACGATACTAGAAGCGGAGAAATGTTAATTGGTTTTGTTGAAACAACAGATACAGAAAAAACACAAAGAATTAAAGACTTATTAAAAGAACATGGTGCAATTACAAATGAAATGACACCAAACAAAAACCCACATTCAATGGATGACTGTGATGATCCAAAAAATTGTCCAGACCATATGGCAATGTGGCACGATAAAGAGAAAAAAGAAGAAATGGATAAAGCAAATAATGTTAGAGTTGGCGACATGGTATCTTGGAACTCAAGCGGTGGTACTGCTAGAGGAAAAGTTGTCAGGGTCGTTCGCAATGGAAAAATAAAGGTTCCAAATAGTTCTTTTACTATTACAGGAACGCCAGAAGATCCAGCAGTTGCTATTAGGATTTACAGAGATGGAAAACCTACAGACACAATTGTGGGACATAAGATGAAGACTTTAAAAAAGAATTCATCACAATCACTTGATGGTATATCAATTGATATTTCCGTAAAGGAGGGGAATAATATGGCAAATACAGAAAAAGAAGTAACTAAGGCAGTTGAAGACGAAGTAGTCGTTGTAGACGAAATCGTTAAGTCTGATACAGCAGAAGCAGAAACAGCAGCAGAAGCACCAGCAGAAGCAGCAGTAGAAGCACCAGCAGAAGCAGAAGCAGAAGCACCAGCAGAAGCAGCAGCAGAAGCACCAGCAGAAGCAGCAGCAGAAGCACCAGCAGAAGCAGCAGCAGAAGCAGTTGAAAAGTCTGACACTGTAGTTGAAGATGCCACCACTCCTGCTGAAGAAAGCAAAGATGCTGACTTGGCAAAGGCTGTTGAAACAGTCAAAACTTCTGTTGAAGAAGTTAGCAAGTCCGTTACTGCAGCAGTTGGAGATTTAGTGGCAACCGTAAAATCAATCAACGAACAAATTGCCGAATTACAAAAAAGCGTTGCAAAAGTAACCGAGGAAGTTACATCAGTTAAAAACAACGCAGAAGAGTTTGGAAAGCGTGTTGACTCATTAGAAGATGACACCGCTATCCGCAAGTCTGGCGACCTAGGCGGGGTCGTGCAGGAAAACAAAATACAAAAAAGGTCGATGTGGGGCGGGCGTTTCCTCAATTCCGCTGACCTCTATCGTTAACATTCACTGGGAGGTGAAAAAATTATGTCAGAAGAAATTTTAGAAAAATCAGCAGCAACTGGTTCAATCGTTTCAGGTGGAATTGGTGGAGTATCAACTCCTTCAGCAAACTTGGGACCTGCAGGTACAGCATCACCAGCCGATGGTGGCGGTATCTTAAACCCAGAACAATCTGCTCAATTTATCGAATATATTTTCGAACAACAAGTTCTTGCTCGTGATGGCCGCCGTGTAACAATGAGAGCCAACACTGCAGAATTAGAGAAGTTGAACGTTGGAGAACGTGTTATCCGTGCTGCTGCACAAGCAGACGCTACATACACCAACGCTGGTGTTACTTTCACAAAGGTTGAATTGTCTACAAAGAAAATTCGCCTTGATTGGGAAGTATCAACAGAAGCACTTGAAGACAACATCGAAGGTGCAGGATTAGAAGATCACTTAGTTCGCACAATGACTCGTGCATTTGCAAACGATCTTGAAGATCTTGCTATCAACGGAACAGGTTCAGGAACAAACTCCTTCCTTAACATTTTGGAAGGTTTCTATGTGAAAGAACAAACTGGTAACGATGTTGGAGGCGCATTTGGTACAGACGTTGAAGATTTGCAAGCATTAGTTCTTGCAATGCCACGTAAGTATCGCGCATCACGTGCAGCAATGAAGTTCTATGCTTCTAGCGAAACAGTAGCAGCGATCATTAATGGTCTCGGCTCAAGCGGTAACTTGCCTTCAGAAAGAATCGTAGAAAGAGTTATTGACGGTGTTGCACCACAAACATTAGGTGCTCCAATTCAATATCGCTTACTAGGTATTCCTTTGGTAGAAGTACCTTTGATGCCTGCAGACTACATCTCATTGACATTCCCAGAAAACCGTATTTGGGGATTCCAAAGAGACGTTACTGTACATCGTGAATTCCAACCTAAGAAAGACACTGTAGAATATACAACTTTCTTACGTTTTGGTGTTCAAATCGAAGAAACAGATGCAGTTGCATTCTCAAAAGCCTAAATTAATTTAGGTATATAGAAGGGGGGATACTAAAAATATCTCCCCTTCAATCTTTTACAATGATATAATTAGTAAGGAGGAATTTTTATTTAATTATGGAAATATTAAATGAAAGACAATATAAAAAAGTTGTTGGCTTGACAGCCACATTTCAAGTTTCTCCAAGTGGAACATACACATTAGACTATGAAGATCTATATACAGGAGAAACATTTTCAGCATCTGCTTCTACAGTATCAGGTGCAGCAACATTCAGTCTTGATTCAAAATATTTAGAATACACAGGATCATTGGCAGCATCAGTTAAAAACTCTTCTGGAGATACAGTAATACTAACCAACCTTGACATTATTAGACCATATTGCAATCTAGATTCATTAGCATCTGCTTTAAATATTACAGATGGAAAAGAAATAGACTATGAAAGACTAGCAAGATATATTATAGACTCACAAACACAAGGATTCCCATTTGTTCGTAAAGAAAAGACGGTAGTAGGAAATGGATCAGACTATCTACCTATAGATGAAAAGATATATAAGATTTATAAAGTATATGAAAACCAAGAACTAAAATATGACTCTAGCCTAAGTGCTAGTGCAAATGATGTGGTATACGATATTACTAAAGACGGTACATCAATAACTAACGTAGATGACGAAACACCTGAAAATAAAGTAAACTATAGACAAGTTTGGATGGAAAGATATCTAGATGTACAGTTTGCTGAAAATGCAGAGTACACTATTGACGGAGATTTTGGCTATAAAGTAGTTCCTCAAGATATACAAGAAGCATGCGAACTATTAGTACAAGATATTAAAAACGATAACTTGAAATATATAAATAGATATATTGAATCATTTGATAATGAAGATTTTAAGATTAAGTTTGCTAAAAATCCATCAACTGGAACTGGCAATATGTTTGTAGACAAAATCTTGGAGAAGTACAGAAACAGGCTTCGTATCGGGGTGTTGTAATGATTTTAGAGACATCTAGTCTTGATGACTTATTATTTCCCATGACAGCAGATGTATATTATGCTACTACTAGACAACAAGACTACGGAAACATATCTAAAACATGGGTATTTGATAGAAATATAGACTGCTCTATTATTAGCGAATTATCTACAAGAGGCTTTAGTGGAGAGTTAAGAACAAAAGGTACAGACTTTATTTATGATTCAAATGCTTTCTTAAGAACCAAAGAAGATCTTAGAAAAGATAGCAATGGAATATATCATCCAATTACCTCTATAGCAATAACAAACATAAAAGACCCATCTGGAGCAAATGTTTGGATCAATGGTCAAAACCTAGTTAATTCAGCAGGGGTAGTAAATACTAAATATGAAGTAAAGACTATAGTACCTACATTTGACTATAATCATAACTTAAGACACTTTAGACTATATATTAGTAAGTCTCAAGTACAGAAGTGGGAATCATGATTACCGCAAAAGTAAATGTTAATAGCGTTGTACAAACATTAAAGAATGTTGTACAGTATACAGACGGATTTACACAAGAGTTAAAGAAAAACCAAAAAAGAATAACTAAGAATATAGCAGACGAATCTATAGATGTATTTTACGAATACCTAGATGGTCTGGCTAGATCTCACCCTGGAATGCTACATCATGTTTATGAATGGGGTCAGGTTGGAAACCCAGGTGGTAGATTGTTTGAACTTACCTCAGTATTAAAAGGAAATAACGCTATAGTGTCAGCAGACTTCTTGTACTCAGATACAACTCCACCAAATAGCGATCAAGAATTTTTTGACAAAGCAAGAATAATGGAAGAGGGTATTGAAGTAGTAATAAATGAAGTAAATGCAAAAGCACTATTCTTTGAAGTAGATGGAGAAGAGTTCTTTAGAACTGGTCCTATTGTAATAGCAAATCCAGGCGGTGCAGCAACTAGAGGTTCATTTGTTAGAGCATTTAATGAATTTTATGGACTATATTTTACTAATGTATACTTAG